TCTGCTGTATAAATCGTTGTATCTGCAAAAACCAAAGTTGTGTCTGCTCTAAAATATGACCCATCTGCATCAAAAGGGTAAATTGACCCCCATCCATTTGAGGCATTTACATCTCCCCACCAACTATCATCATATATTTCTTCAGCCATACTATTACAATAGTTTTTTTATTTTTTTGTTATTGTTTTTCTGAAGGTTAAATAAAAATTGTTTTAACCTTTCTATATTATACAATTTCGGTTTGTATTTTTTCTTTATAATACCCATCCTGAAAAATCTGAATCATATAATCAATAAATCTTTCAGTATAATATTGAGCTATACTTCTTTCTTTTTCTATAAGAAAATCAATTTCATTCTTATCTACATTTTCTGCATTTTCGCTAGAGCCTTTATAAACTCCCTTGTTTGAAATCGTATAGGCAGCATAAGGTAAATATTCTACCATTGCCCAATGTATAAGCATAGGCTTTACATAATCTGTAACTAAAGTTGCATAGTCTCCAGTTAAAGTATCAGCTATTATATCTGCCTCTATTTTATCTAGCAGCTCTGTGCCTAAATAATTCTGTATATGTATGTCTTGAGCTATCTTTATATACTGAATAAATTTGTCCGTATCAACGTTTCCGTTCATTGAAGTAAATTTGACTATATCTTTTCTTGAAACTAATAATGCTTGTGCCATGATTATCTTGGTTTGTAATATCCTTTATTTGGCATGTCAATAGGTCTTTTTGCCACCTCTTTAGGATTTGTCTCTGGAGAAAATCCATCCTTTCTTGCCCTGTTTACAGAAATTTCTGACTTTGGATTTTTAGGGTCTGGGTTTATATCTTTTTTAGATGCCTTATAAGTTTTCCTCATCCAAAAATGATGACAATTTGGTCCACCTTTATAAAACCAGATGTCGTAAGTTGCAGCACCATCTATTCCAAAACCTTCATTTACTTTTTGGTCTCCCATTGCTACAATATCTTCTTTTCTATATATTTTTTTAGCACCTACCATCTTAATACAAAATTGTCTTGAATTTTTATTTCTCAATGGAGCATATTGATACCTTACTCTAAATCTGAAACCCTCACTATTCTCTCCATCTTGTTTTGACTTTGCATCTGGATAAGCAGAGCCAGTTTTTACAAGTCCAATCATTTTATCTAACCCTTCTTCTTGGTCATAATCTACTGGTCTTTCATCTACAAGTTCCCAACCCTCATCTAACATTTCTTGCTCATCTTGTCCTTTCTCAACCAGTAGGTCTGCTATTTCTTCATGAGTATCTGGAATATCCTCTGAAAGTTTTACTCCTGTTTCTTCTTCTCTTGATTCATCTGTAACAGCATTATCTGTTTCAATAAAACCTAAAGGCTGGAGAGTTTTAAAATATAGTTTTAAGCTGATTCCATTTACAGCTAAAATATCATCTATACAGCTAACTAATAAATCTTGATAAGGTTTTATAGTAACATTATCAAACAGTAATGATGCTGTTTTTATTTCATCTGCATTAGAGCCAAGACCAGTATTCTCTGTTCTTATTCCTAAAAGCAAAGGAGATGTTACCCTATGACCTATTATTAATTTTCTTGAACATTCATTAGATAAATATTCATAATGAGAAGGAGCATCATTTAAAGGAACATCATCTATTGTAGTTTTAGATTCTTGATTGTTGTTAAATGCAATAATTACTTTTTCTCCTTTACTACCAGTTAATTTTCTTAATACATCATCCTTAACCATTAACTGTTTTTCTCTATCTGGCACTCCATTGTTAAAATTCACAACCTTCGTTCCTGAAAAGCCATTTTGAACATCATTAATTAAATAGTCAGATATATTAGATTCTAGTTCAGCATAAGCTAAAGCTCCTTGATAATCTACTGGACAATAATAGTCATATCCACTAACATATCTTTTTACCATTTTAATCTCTGGAGCTTTTCCATTTCCATAACCAAAAGCTGCTATTCTTTTTGGTTTATCAGATTGTTTTACTTTGGACCAATCTGGAGAATAATAATAAGCCTTTATAATTCCATCCTTATTTGCTTTCTCTGCTCTTAGAGTTTGTCTTGGAAAATGCTCTGCTTTTACTACCCTGTCTTTTTGATATAATACTTGAAAACTACCTTCTCCAAGTAATTTTAAATCTAATGTAACCTTTCGTAAATCGCTATCAGTAAAAATAGACCTCATTGCTGCATACTCATCTGTTTTTGTTGAGCTGTCTAATGCATCTAGTCCTTTTCCATAAATCATTTGAGCTATACCATTTATGATTGCATTGTTAGTTGTTGAATTAATATATAACTTAATTAAATAAGAGTAGTAGTCATTGTCCTCTCCATATCTAACCCAATCCTTTTGTTTGTCCTCTGTTATTTTTGGTCTGTTATATTCCGATAAATTAACTATATGTAAACTGTCCATATTATAATACTATAAAATCATTTGTTGTTTCTCTTGGTGTGTATTCATTTTCATTAACAGTATAAGATGAGATTGTTTGATTAGTGCAAAATATCTTATCCTTATAAATAACACTTCCACTTTTTTTAATTGTTAAAATGTAAAAAGTATCTTGGTCAAAACTAGATACTGTTGCTGAATCTACCACTCTTGTAAATGCTGCTGAATATTCATAATAATAATTTTCTAATGTAAATGAATTTGTATCTTCATTATAAACCTCTGAATTTGTTGACTCATTTTTTATAGAAATATTATAAATATTAGAGACAGAACTTTCATATTCTCTGGGTATAAATTTCATTGTTTGAGAGCTTGTCGCGCTCTGTAATATTATCATAATTATACAATAGATTTTTTATAAAAATGTTATTTTTCCACAAAGATTCACAAAATTTTAAATCAAATTTTACCCCTCTGGTAAGCCTTATGTTTAAAGGATTTTTTACTTTCTCAAAGTTCTAATAGTAGTATTCCAGAAATGACCTAAAGTCTCTTAAATCGCTTAAAACATGCTTTAGATTGGATTTTAACAAAAAAGCAGATTAACACGATTTTAAGCCGATTTTAACAAAAAAATCATAGGTTTTTTACAAAAAA